AGCAAGAAATAAAGAAACAAAAGCATTTTTGACGGTTCGTAAAATACCAAGGATAGGATCAAGAGTTTGTCCCACTTTAATTTTCAAAACCTGAAGTGCAGCTGCATGTCGTTTTGAACTGAAAGCTGACGTTTGCATCATCTTATTGACCGCAGTATCAGTATCCCCGGCACGCTCTTTCATTTGTCCTAAAAATTCATTGTATTTTCCAGCTTGAGGGCCACTTAATGCCATTACTGCAGTCAAGGCCTCAACGCGTCCAAAAAGTTTTGTCAAAATTTCTTCATCACCGCCTGTTGATTTTTTTATGTCGTTGAGGAAAGTCTGTAAACCAACGGCCTTGAATTTTTTTATTGAAAAATCTATTTGGCGATCAGGTTGTCCAACATTTTTCTTATTCCAAACTTCAATGGCTTTCTTTGAACCAGGGTCTTGTCGGATAATATCAGCCATAATACCCTTCAATCCATTCATTGCCTCGCCTGTTGTTTTTCCGCCAAGGGTAAGAGCAGACATAGCCGCCAATAAATCTGAATAATGAACACCCAATGTATTGGCTAATGCAGCACTTTGACCCATCTCACGAGAAATCTCCCCGATAGTCGTTTTTCCTGCCCTCATAGCGACAAACATGGCATCGGCTACACTCATTGATTCTGTCGCTGGTAATTGCCAAGCGTGCATTGAGGTAGTCAAGCCATCCATAGCAGATTGAACGTCAGTAACACCACCAATAGCTAATTTCATCGAAGTTTCTAAAATGGGTCCGGCAGTAGCAACCTCAGTGAAACCAGATGAAACGGCTGTGTATAAAGCCTTTGTTGTTTCAACTGGCATTGCACCGAATTTTTTCGATAAACCTTCTACCATATTTTCATAAACACCCATGTCAACAGTGGATTCTTTCCACAATGTGGAGACTTCTGATATTGCCATTTGATAATCTTGAAAATCTTTTTTTAAAGCCTTCATTCCACCTAAAGCTTTAGAAGCTTCATCAAATGCCTGTTGTGCCATTTGCATTTGAAAAAACCCATTGGCTACACTTTGAGATGTTGTTGCAGCATTTTGTTGAACTTGGTTCAGACTTTGGGAAATGGTTTGAGTAACAGGTGTTACACCATTGACTGCAGAAAAATTAAAGCCAAAATTCCACGCATTTGTCGCCATGAATTACACTCCAAAATCAAGACCTTTGAGCCGCTTTAATTGCCGCAGCTTCATTCTTCCTCTGTAGAATAATTCGTTCCCGTATCCAAAGCAAATCATCTAAAGTCATATCGAGTGTTTCTCCCCAAGAAATATTTAAACCTGAACCTTCGTGCTGCGTCCAGGTGACGAAAAATTGAAGGTCTAAAATATCCTCCCGAGATGTAACACCAAGAAAAAAATATTGAGCGTCTTTTATTTCCTCTTCTTTCGAAGAAAAAAAGTTTTCGCCATTGGTAAATTAAATTCAATGACTTCTTTGCAAGCAGGGCAATCAACTTCCAATTCTAATTCCACCCCGAAAATATTCTCTTCAATTAACGCCATCAATTCACTGCTCAAATCCATATCAAGATCATCTAAATAGGCGTTCTTTTTTTGCCCTTCAAGAGTTTCATGCTCAATAATAATTTTCAAAATCTTTGTTTGAAGCGCATTTGAAATTGATTCTTCTTTGTCCCCATCACCTTCACCATCAGTTTTTCGGGCAGAAATATTATTTGTTCTTCGAGCATTTGCAATCGCAATGGCCTCTTCTGCTGTTGGTTGTAAAATCTCAACAGAACCACAAGAGAAAGGAACAACAAATCTATTTCTTTTTTCAGCCAATGTTGCAAGCATTTCTTTTGTTGGTAGTTTCCGTTTTAAATTGGAAAGAATAAATGAAACTTCTGTTTTTTCCTGACACCTATGACGAGGACACCTAATCTGAAAATCATAATCATCACCCAAAGACAACGCTCTTAATTGAAATAATGCGTCAAACCAATCCCCTTCATAAACTTTTCGCCAATCAAAAGGATTGGTATAAATTCCCGGATCAATAACGTCTATAGTGCAGTTTGACAAAGTAGAGATAAGTGCACTTAAAAATGCTCTGGGTTTTGCTGCTAAAATAAAATCCACATCGTGAAGTTTTAATTTTCGCATCTCAAGAATTGCACCTGTCAATAATTTAATTTGGGTCATGTGTGACACCTCCTAAACCCAATTTACTGATTTATTTTTTTTAATCAAGTTTGTGTTTTAAAAAGTTTATTATTCAAGTTTGAATTTGTTTTGTAGAAAAAATAAAACCTTAAATTTTTAATTTTTCATGCTTAGGTTTAAATTGAAATTGATTTAAAGGTGTTTAAAACGCTCCACAGCAAATTTAAAAGGTGGGTAATAGGTTCATCAAGGCACATTAGTTCAAATGAGATGGTGGAATTTTGATGGTCTCAAAGGCATGTATATCAAGGAATGTGAAAAAAGCAAATTTTCAAGGTTTGTTTTTACAACTCATCCCATGATTTACATGATAAAACCATTTCTTCCATTACATAGTCCTCTGAATTATTATTCCATGGACCTACTTTTCGAGTTTTCGGCCAAGCTTCAATGACAGGATAGCGACGAATTTCAGAACCATCCCTGTCAAGTTGAACCACGTCCAGATTTCTTTTGTATGTAGCGCCCGGGACATTTGCAAGCCCAGATGTAACATTGATGACATCCTTAATCCAGTTATAAAAACTGCGGTCGGAAATTTTTCCACGTTTAAGGGTAATGTCTGGAAAAGTTACAAGACCTGCTTCTTTTTCTTCAACTAAGGTTCCACCTTCGCGATATTTCATCTCGCCGACTTCCATCGACAATTCTGAACATTCAGTGAAGGCCGCCCGTTCAATCCCATCTATTTCAACTACGAACGCGAAACTCTTATCTCTTGGTGCCATTTTATAATGCTCCTTAATATTTCAACTTAAAATTTATAAAGTCTTTTTTGAAATGTTGACAATGACCCATTCATATCCACCAGCCATAATGAAACTCAGGTTGATGTTCAAACGTTTGGCTTCTTCTTCACTTGGTGGATTTATTCCGTCACCAACATCAACTGTAAAAGCCTCTTCTGGAATGTCAGAATTAAATGCACCCAATCTAGTTTGTTCTTTCAAATAGGCGGTACAAACACGGGCGGCTTCACGTCTGGTTTTTTTATTGGTACGAAGATGACGGACATATTCAAGCATGAAACCTAATTCAGATTCAATATGTGCACGACCACGCTTTTGATTTATTCCTGGATACATTCCACTTTCCTTGAGGGTTCTTTCACCATCATTGAAAAATGGGGTTCCTTCCATAGAACGAATTGGATTGATTCTACAAGGATACACTAAATCTCTTTTTCGTTCATCCTGTGCATCAAGGTGATCAATACCCAATACTATCCCTAAAACTCCATAAGTAGCACCTGCAGGAGCTTGGTAAATACCACCCTCGATAACCATATCAGTCATAGCTGCGCGACCCATCATGATTGCGCTGGGAGGAGTCACAATTGTGGCATCGTTTCCATATACAGCAGTATTTGGATTTGCTATTTTACACCAAGGCCAGAAGAGAGCACCACACTCACTCAAGCCCTGCAAGGTGGCTGTAGTCTGAACATAGGTTTTGATTTGGTTTGCAGAATATCCTTGAGGCCCTTCGATAAATGCCATTGGTATTCCACCACGAACCAATTCACAATAATTTATAAGACTATTATGAACAATAGGAGTAGCAACGCCAGGGATAGCAAGCAGATTAACTTTTGAAACATCCTCAAAAGCATATACACCATTCTTTGCAAGAAGAGTCCCAATATAGTCAGCATCAACAATACCAATAAGACCATCATTACCAAGCGTCATTGGCCCTTGAACACCGTCTGTTGGACGTGTACCAACACCCGGATCAGTAACCTCGACAAAATATGAACTTGGATTGATTACTGATACAAAATAATTCAAATCAGTGGGAACCATCGAAAGATTGGCATGTCTTTGAACAACAACACCTGATTGAATTATATTTAAATTGAACTCTGTAACAACACCTGAACTTGCAGGAAGAACTTCATAGGAAATATTATTCCCATAAGACCCTTCATATTTTCCTTCAACCTGGATTACTGTACTAATTCCAGATGCAGTTCCTGTATGAACAGCATTATCGAGACCAAACTTGGCACCGGCAAGGGAACTTACAAGAACCTCAATAGTTTCCCCAATACCTGTTGCAATTGTGGAAATATCAAATAAATTTCCAGGAAGTAAATTGACAACAACACCCGCAACACCTGCTTCAACAACTGATTTTACTTCGGCAGTTGTCACCCCTCTAATGTTGCCAATATTACCCATTCCAACATCAGTGCCAATGGTGATAATAAGAGCACCTGTAGCTGAACCACCAACAACCTCGACACTGGAATCGGTTCCCAGTGTATCAGATTCAATAACAAAATTTCCAACTACTCGATACGCTTTGCCTCCATAACAATACCTGCTGATTGATGCACTGATTTCTCCCATTGTCATGAAGCCTGGAA